GCGGCTTCAAGGGTGAGATCCCTGCCAACAGCCCGCTGCTGCAGCAGACCACACGTTCTGGTTCCAAAGAACTTCTGCCCAGCGGTAACGAACTGGTGAAGTCGGACCAGCACTTCTGCTTGGTCGTAGAAGAGGACGGCTCCTACCAGCCTGTGGTCATCGACATGAAGTCCACGCAGCTGAAGGTGTCGCGCCGTTGGAAGACGCAGATCTCTATGAAGAAGGTCAAGCACCCAGCGACAGGCAAGCTGTTCACACCCCCTGTCTTTGCCACCACATGGCGTTTGTATTCTGTCGAAGAATCCAATGACCAAGGTTCGTGGAGCAATTGGCAAGTTGAGGGTCTTGGTATTGTTGAGGACCGTGACCTAATGATGGAAGCGAAGGCCTTCCGCGAGAGCATCGCGGCGGGTGAGGTTAAGGCTGCTCCGGAAGAGGGGTCATCTGCCACTGCCTCCTCCTCTTCTCAGAACGAGGACGACATCCCGTTCTAAGCAGCCCAACTGGGAGGGGGTCCTTACACCTCCTCCCTTTTTTCCTCAACTAGGAGCCATCCATGTCATTAGCAGACAGACTGCTGGCTGCCTTCGAGGGATCGAAGGCGGGCTATGGCGAGACGACCGTTGGCCGGATTGGGCGCAAGGGCAAAGCCGAAGCAAAGAGTTTTATCCGCCGTGGTCAGATGACTGCGGACATGGTTCAAGATCACATTGACGGGAAGCAGGGCGTCGGCTCGATCCCGATTAACACAGACAACAAGTGCCGCTTTGGTGCATTGGACATCGACGTTTATGACTTGGACCACAACGAGCTACAAAAGAAGATCCAGCGGCTGAAGCTGCCGCTGTTCCATTGCCGTACCAAGTCGGGCGGCGCACACCTGTATTTGTTTTTGGACGGCTGGTACGAGGCGGCGACGATCCGCGAGTACCTGACCGAGATGTCGATCGCCCTTGGGTTCTCCGGTTGCGAGATCTTCCCCAAACAAGACACATTGTTGTCTGAGCGCGGAGACTTGGGCAACTTTATTAACATGCCTTACTTCGAGGCGGAGTTGACGACGCGTTACTGCTACAACAAGCAGGGCGAGGCGATGGAGCTCGAGGAGTTCTTGGATGCTGTAGACGCTGGCAGAGTTGGGCTGGCTACGCTGGATTCTTTGGATCTGTCTGGATCGAAGGAGCACTTCACCGACGGCCCACCTTGCCTCCGCATCTTGGTAGCGACAGGCACGGTTGGTGACATGCGCAACAACACGCTGTTGCAGATGGGTGTCTATGCCAAGCTGAAGCACCCGGACTCGTGGGAGCAGGTGGTCGAAGAGTACAACCGCACGTTCATGTCCCCGATGCTGGACTCGAAGGAGGTGCTCGGGATCATCAAGCAGCTGCAGAAGAAAGACTACTTCTACACCTGCAACATCGAGCCGTTCTGCTCTGTCTGTGACAAGGACCTGTGCCGCAGCAAGAAGTTTGGTGTGGGCGGTGACAGCGAGGACAAGGCCCAGGTCGGCGGTCTGACAGTCGTTCTCTCCGAGCCGCGCCTGTACTTCATGGTGGTCAACGGGAAGCGTGTCGAGTTGAACGTGGACCAGATGCACAACCAGTCGTTATGGCAGAAGGCCTGTCTCGCGCAGATAAGCTTCATGCCCGCCACTATGAAGCAGCAGGACTGGACATCGTTGATCAACCGCATGCTGTCCGAGGCGACCTACCAAGACGTGCCAAGAGAACTAACAATTACCGGCCAGTTTGAGGACCTGCTCAAAAGCTACTGCAACGGCAGCGCGCAAGCGTACGACCCTGCGGAACTACAGACAGGTAAGCCGTGGCATGATGGTGGAAAGGTCAAGTTCAAGATGGACGGCCTCTCCAACTTCCTGCGGAACCGCAGCCACCCGTGGGCGGACAACCGCGCCAAGATTCAAGAAGAGATCAAGCGGCTTAATGGAGACCACGCCCAGCAGAGGTACAAGGACGCCAACGCGAAAAACGGGTGGAGCAAAGTAAGAGTCTGGTGGGTGCCCACCTTCGAGGAAGAAAGCATAGACCTACCGGTCGAGGAGATAGACAATGACATCCCGTTTTAATGATTTGAAGCTGATGACTGTGCGGGAACTCTCTGAGTATCTCGATGTCACCCCCGCTGCGATCTACAAGTGGATCAAGGAGGGGTCGATGCCCACACCCATCAGGCTCGGAGGTCCGAGGTCCACGCTGCGATGGCGGAAGTCTGTGATCGAAGAGTGGCTTGAGGAGAACAGCAGTGATTGAGAATAGCACACAGGTCTTTGGCCCACCGGGCTGTGGTAAGACAGAGTTTCTCATGGGCGTGATCGATGACGCATTGAACGACGGCGTCCAGCCTGAGGAGATTGCGTTTGTTTCGTTCTCTCGAAAGTCCATCGAGGAGGCACGGGATCGTACGATGAAGCGGTTTCAGGTTGGCCCCAAGCAGCTGGTCAACTTCCGCACGCTGCACTCTACGGGGTACTCGGAACTGGGCGTGACCAAGGACATGGTCATGTCGAACGCAGACTACCGGGAACTGGGCCGCATGCTTGGCGAGGAGTTTGTTATCAACACCCAGCCCGAGGATGGGATCGTCATCCCGTCGGACCTGCGCCGCGGCAGCCGCTACATTCGGATCATCGACCGTGCACGCTACCGCATGATTGATCTGAAGCAAGAGTGGCGAGAGCATGAGACTTACGACCTGAGCCTGTTCAAGGCGGAACAGATCTCGGCACAGATTGCGGAGTACAAAAGCAAGGTCAACAAGATCGACTTTGTGGACATGATCTACCAGTACATCGAGGTGGCTGAACCCAAGCGCCTCAAGCGCCTGATCGTTGACGAGGCACAGGACCTCACCCCACTGCAGTGGATGATGGTTGCCAAGATGGCGGAGCATGCCGACGAGGTGTGGCTGGCTGGTGACGACGACCAAGCGATCCACCGGTGGACAGGCGTGGACGTCAAGCAGTTCATCCGCATGTCAGAAAAACGCATAGTTTTGGACCAGTCGTACCGGCTGCCCCGCAAGATCTTCGAGGTCGGAGAGCGGATTGTTAGAAGGATCAAGGACCGAGTACCGAAGGTGTACAAGCCGACGGACGAAGAGGGCAATGTGCTCTGGCACTACACGCTGGACTCGATACCCTTGGACCGTGGTTCGTGGACCATCATGGCTCGGACCAATGGCTTCGTTACAGAGCTGGCCAAAGCGGTGCGTGAGATGGGGTACTACTACTCGATCAAGGGGCAGGCACCGATTACCAAGGAGCAGGCTCGGGCGATTCAAACGTGGCGTGCGCTGGCACGAGGCGAGCAGGTGGAGTTGTACCTGATCAGGGAACTGTACGAGGTGGTGCCAAAGCAGGGGGACAATGCTGTCGTGAAGCGTGGGTCTGCCAAACTGCTGGACGCTGCCGATCCGGCGGGCACTCTGTCGATGCAGGATCTCGAGAGCGAATTTGGTATGATATCACAAAAGGATTTGTTTGAATACAAGAGCCCGTTCCAGGTCCTGAACCTGGGCGATGAGATGCGCCTGTATCTGGAGCACATCGAGGCGTCGGGCGAGGACATCACCAAGACACCACGCATCAAGCTGTCTACATTCCACGCCATGAAGGGCGGGGAGGACGACAACTGCGTTGTGTATCTGGGATCAACACGGGCTTGCAGCGAGAGCCAGTTCCCAGACGACGAGCACCGCGCCTTCTACGTTGGCGTGACACGGGCAAAGAAGACGCTCCACCTTTTGGAGAGTCGCAAACAATACAGGTACAGCATATGACACGTCCATCTAAGAAAACGCAAAAACGGCGCACTCTGGAAAAGCTGATACTCAACACCATGAATCAGTATGAGACCGGCACAACCTTCGATGATCTAGCGGAGGGGGTAGCGGACATGATGATGAATACAATTTTCCTAGAGGCAGACAACGGAGAATTGTTTTGGGATCAATACTACTCATTGATCAGTAAGAACAAACTCCTGACCAAGAAAAACGCTTACCTGACAGGGAAATACAAACGGGTGAGGGAGGTCAACAAACGCCTGCAGGAACGGTGCCTTGAAATGAGAGATAGGATCAACGCATGACAAAAGACGAAATCATTGAGACGGCCAGAGCACTGATCTCAGGGCAGCGGGCAGTGGACTACGGTGACGCGAAGGACAACTTCGATCGGATCGCCGCGGGCTGGAACATCATCGTTGAGAACCTCGACGGCCCTGTCACAGCAAAGCACGTTGCGCTGATGATGGACTGGGTGAAGACAGCGCGACTGCTGGAAACGATTGACCATGAGGATTCATGGATCGACAAATGTGGATACTCTGCCTTGGGTGGCAGCTTCGAGAAGGACTGATGACCATGGCACGAGATCGTAAAGACAAGAGCACAATCGCATTCTTCGAACGCATGGACCTTGGCGAAAAGCTTGTGCCGGACTGGAACATCCCACCAAGCTACCCCGACCTAACCTGCTACCCGCAGATTGCGATCGACCTTGAGACTTGCGATCCGCACATCACAACGCTCGGGCCTGGCTGGGCACGCAACGACGGGTTCATCGTTGGCATTGCTATCGCTGCGGGGGATCAGTCTTGGTACTTCCCGATCCGCCACGAGAACGGCCACAACCTCGATCCAAAGATGACGATGAAGTGGCTGCGCAAACAGATGGCCACACCAGACATCGACAAGCTGATGCACAACGCTACCTACGATCTGGGCTGGCTCCTTGCAGAAGGGGTCGAGGTCCAAGGTCGAATTATCGATACGATGGTTACCGGCGCTATCGTGGACGAGAACCGGTTTTCATACAGCCTGAACAATCTCGGGCGTGACTACATCGACATGCGCAAGGACGAGAAGATGCTGCGCGCTGCAGCAAAGGACTGGGGCATCGATCCAAAGGCAGACATGTGGCGGCTGCCGCCGTCGTACGTTGGAGCGTACGCCGAGCAGGATGCGTTCATGACCATGAAGCTGTGGGACCGGCTCAAGACAGAGATCTCTGAGCAGGACCTGACACACATCTTTAACCTCGAGACATCGCTCATCCCCGGCATGGTAGAGATGCGAATGCGCGGCGTGCGTGTGGACATCGACAAGGCCGACATTGCCAAGAAGGGTCTAAGGATCAAGGTCCAAGAACTGAAGGACGAGATCAAACGTAAGACAGGGGTGGACATCGAACCTTGGGCGGCTGCGTCTGTACAGAAAGTCTTCGAGGCTCTGAACCTGCAGTACCCCAAGACCGATGCCGGTGCGCCTTCGTTCACCAAGCAGTATCTTGCGGCCCACCCGCACGAAGTGTGCCAGATGATTGTCCGGCTGCGTGAGTTCGACAAGGCGGACAGCACGTTTATCGACAGCATCCTGCGGCACGAGCACAAGGGTCGGATCCACACAGAATTTCACCAGCTGCGCTCCGATGACGGCGGCACTGTGACCGGGCGCTTCTCTTCTTCGAACCCCAACCTCCAGCAGATTCCTGCTCGGGACCCGGACATCAAGAAGCTGATCCGCGGCCTGTTCATTCCAGAGGAAGGACAGATGTGGGGGTCGTTTGACTACTCGTCTCAGGAGCCGCGCCTGCTGGTGCACTTTGCAGCCTGCATGCCTGACCGCATGCGCAGCCCTGTGGTTGATACGATTGTGGACGAGTACCACAAGGGTGACGTTGACCTGCACCAGATGGTGGCCGACATCGCTGGCATCACCAGAAAGCAAGCTAAGGTTGTAAACCTCGGCATCATGTACGGCATGGGTGTAGGCAAGCTGGCCGCGCAGCTGGGCGTATCGGACCAAGAGGCCAAGAGCATCATCGAAGAACACCGCGAGAAGGTGCCGTTCGTTAAGCAGCTGGCCACGACAGCCAGCCAACGGGCCGAGGAGAACGGACAGATCCGCACGATCCTCGGACGCCTGTGCCGGTTCCACCTGTGGGAGCCCACAACCTTTGGATACAACAAGCCGCTGCCGCTTGAGAAGGCAAAGGAAGAGTACGGCTCTGTTGGCAACAATCTGAAAAGAGCGTTTACTTACAAGGCGCTAAACAAGTTGATCCAAGGTTCTGCCGCAGATCAAACGAAAAAAGCTATGGCGGATTGTTTTAACGCGGGTCTCGTTCCTTTGCTGACGGTGCACGATGAGCTATGCTTTTCGGTAGAGGACGAGGGGCAGGCGGCGCAGATCAAAGAGATCATGGAGACCGGCCTCCCTCTCAAGGTGCCCTCTAAAGTTGATGACGATATCCCAGCCCTACGGGGGCTGCCAAACAATTGGGGAGAGGTCGAATGACACCTGAACAAAAGCTCAAAACCCTTGGGTTCAAGGACATGCACGATGATCAGATCGATGCATTGATGCAGCTTGTTGAAGCCGCATTGAACCTAGCGGGTGCGGTGGGTGACGCCGAGTTTGAAGAAATGCACAGCATCGCAGAGGACGCTGTGATCATGTTTGGAGGTGTCGGCATCGACGTCAAGTTTAACGCAAGCTATTGACCGGAGAGCCTCTGTGCAATTTCAGCATTACGTGCTTGAGAGATCGGATCAGAACCTAACAACGAAGGTGACGGAGGTGCATTTCTTGCCGGTGCGGGCGTCGACTGTGGGGTCGCGCGTACTGGCATTGAACCAGTAGTGGGGGCGGCTGGAGCCGCCTCCTGTACTGAATCAGGTACTCCAAACATTTGACCGGACTCAGAAACGGGTGCTCCAAGCAGCTCTTCTGTATAGTCCTGCGGCACTAGATCCTGACGGTTAAAGCTGCGCTCAATATCTTTCAGTTCCCGCACAGGCAGACGCTTCAAGACACGCTCTTGGGTCCGGCCTTCTCGCAAGATTGTTTTCACACGGTCGTCTGAGATGCCCAGCGGGTCAAACTTCCCACGCATAATTCTGTTGACTTCTTTTCGACCAAGGCGCGACACCTCTGTCAGCTGCTTGCGGATCTCACGATCGGACAAACCGAGGCGACGAGCGGATTCGACAAGATCAAACAGCTGGGCTTGGCCGCGCAACAGCTGTTCGTTAGCCCGCGTGTACGCCTCCAGTACATCCGCCTCTGTCGTATCGTTGGCGTTTGCCACTTGGCTAAACACCGATGTAGCATCGCGGCGGGCTTGGTTGTACTCAAAGCCCTTGAAGCTAAAGGTTTCATCCAGACGAGCCTGCATAGGACGGAGGCCCGTGACCAAAGCTGCGCCTTCTTCGAAGATGTCGTAAGGCTGGCCCGTTGCGCTTGGCGTCCCAGTGATGGCGCGCGACACACGACCGGGCACAATCTTCCCGCGGCGCTCTTGAACAAAGAGTTCTGCTGCACCTGGGATGTACGCACCGGCAACGTGCGTGAACGCCTTTGAGGCCTTCTCTCCAGCCGGTGTGTTCTGCGTAAAGATAGGCGCACCCGTGGAAGTCCGACCACCACGCACCGTAACGTCTGCTAGGCGCTCACCCACAAGGCTTTCGCTTGCAAACGGTTCGAACAGCTTTGTTGCACTGGCAACTGCGGCAGAGCGGAGCTGTTCTGCCTCAGAGGCCCCGACGGAACCTTTCTCGCTGTAGATCTGCAACGCCGCACGAGCTGGTGCCAAGGCAAAGTCGTATGGCATCATGTAGCTCAGGTCGATGTACTCGACGTTTGCGTCCCCAGCAGCAGAGATGGGCACGAGCTGGTGACCCTTCATGTACTGCGGAGCCTGTTTGTTCAAGTCTTCGATCGATGGACGCCCGTCTTCGCCGTCCCACCCAAGGGTGCGAGCGGCAGCCGCCTGAACGCCCGTTGGCACGGCGACAGCTGAGGCCATGTACCCAGAAAGACGTTGCGCGCCGATGGCACGGATTTGCCGCTCGAGCTGTGCGGCCTGCTGGGGCGTAAGCGTACCAGCTTCCACAAGGTTACGAGCGGAGAAGCCCATCTCACGCAAGCCTTGGTCAAGGATGTTCGTGGTGTTGCGGATAACCTCTGCAGGGAAAGCAACAAAGTTACCAACAACAGGGATGCGGCGCACCATCTTTACCGCTTCAGGAACGCGGCTGTATGTCGGCTGGGTGTTCTTAACGATGTCACCGGCGAGCGTATCTAGGTAGCTGGCCTTCCCGCTAAGTTCCGAGGTCCGAGAACCGATGCCCGACCGTACGAGCTGATCGGAGATGTTGTCCAAGGCGTCAGGTGCAAGGCCCGCTTTGCGGAAAGCGTTCGCATACTTTGCGCGCTCCGCGTTCCAGTTAACCAGCTTCCAATATGTGTCGGAGTCTGAGTACAAATTCTCCAGAGCTTTGGCAAATGGGATGCGCTCTTTCAAAGCGTTGACGCCAGCCTTTGTTTTACCCGCCACCTTCATGTCTGCACCTTCACGGAGCAGGTTGCGGAACTCTTCTACCGCAAGGTTCTGATCTCGGAGGCCAAGAACACCAGTGATCTCAAACAGATCACGGAACTCAGCATCGCCCAAGTTGGCAGCCTTGCCTGCTGTCAGCCGGAGCGAGTCGCCAAAGGGCATGCCTCGCATGAGGTTGCCGTTTGCCATTGTAAGGAAGCCACCGGAGATGAAGTTACGCACCTGTGTGATGGGGCTGTAAACTGTCTTCGCGGCCTGCGCCGCACCCTTTGCCTGCAAGGACAAAGCCAAGGCCTCGTTCAGGAAACCTTGCGTCATCTGCTGCGGGCTGGTGATAGCAGAGAATATCTCTGGTGCTACATAGGCACCGGTAAGTGGGCCGTAGGACCCACCGAATACGGTCTTGTCGTTTGGTTCCCCAAGCCGGACGTAGCCCTTAGACTCCATCAGCTCTTGGCCGACGCGATCTGCGTCTTGGCCATACACAACTAGGGGAACAGCGCGGCCTTGGCTTTGGTTGAGCATCTGCGCAGCTTCAGCGCCGGTCTTGCCGTACTGCTGCAACGTGCTGTTGTAGAGCTTGTTGCCCGCGGAGAGGCGCGCCATGTCATCTACTGTACGCAGGAACGCTTGCTTTGGATCTTTGATCTCACCAAGAAGTTCACGGAGCGAGGGGGATTTGTCCAAGAGTTTGCTGCGCTCGGTCAGCAGCCCTTCCGCAATGTTGTACAGAGGCTTGCCGCCGATCTGCTTTTGGCCCTCTTTAACCTTTGTGCTGCGAAGACCCAGCAATGCGTCATCTGTCAGGCCGGTGTCTACAGCATCAAGACCCAACAGCTTTTTGACTTCCTGCTCCGCAGCGGCACGAACCTGATCCACCGGACGCACGTCCAACAAATCACCGCGGCGCACAGCTGCGCGGTCCATGCCCTCAAGAGCATTTTGCACATCGTCGACGGCAGTCTTAAACAGTGGCGATTTAGTAACACCAGCGTCCAAGGTCCAAGTTTCGGGGTTCTCGAACTTTTTATACAGGCGGCGGATGTACCCGCCCATGTTGTTTTCAAACGTATCAAGGATCTGCTTCTTAGCTTCTGGATCCAGGTCGCTCTCTGCAATGTCGTCTGCAATCGTGCGGGACATGGTGGTGATCTGATCACGCATCTGTGACGCAGGCTGGACAATGTCCGCGCCATAGCTGGCCAACGCATTGTCGTTGCCTTGCAAGAACAAGAACAAATCGTCGTACAGTTTATCGTAGCCCGCGCGCCCCGCACCTCGGAGCTGCCCAATCACACCAGGGCCCAGTTTCTTGGCAGCCTTTTCAAACGCAACCAAGTTCTTTTCAGCCTGTGTGCGAGCGGTATCTGTCATGCCTTCTGCGGTCTCTACGCCAAAGCGGAGATCCTGCGGAGTCAAACCTGCGGAGGTGAAGTACTTTTGAGCCCCTGGAATACGGGCCAACTGCTCGCCAATCTTTTCCATGCCGGTCACAAGTGTGCGCGCGGTTGCCGGAACACCGGGGATCTGTGAGATACCCTGCGCTGTAAGACGGACAGCAGGAAATAGTGTTTCAAAGGCGGCACCAAAGGCAGTGCCCTCTGTACCAACTCGGAGTTTATTGCGCAGGCGGCGGAAGGCCTCGTCACGCCCTGTCAGGCCGGTGTCCTCTTCGGTCATTAGAATATCAGGGAGGGCGTCGAACGAATCAGACAGAGTACCCATACCCTCGGGAGACACAAACATGTCTGACACACCAGCTGCAAGGGTCGTGGTCCCCGCAAGGCGAACCCGCGAACCGACAGCCGCCTTACCTACACGGCTTTGACCAAAGGCTTGCGCAGCACGGCCCAAACGACCAGCCTCGCCAACCGTCTTGGCACCTTTTGCAGCCTGCCCTGCACGCCCCAACCAACCGGCGATTGGAATAAACGCCAAACCGAAGTTGGTGATCCCTTCGGCAGCCTTACCAACCCCTGTTTCAGGATCAAGGCCCATGCCTGTCTTTGCACCCTCGAAGAAATCAGTGGTCGCCTGCGATGTGTCGGTATCAAACAAGGTGTCGATGCCGATCGCACCGAGTTCCGCGATCCCTTGACCAAGGCCCACGGCCCCCGCACCCATACCACGCGCAATGTCGCTGGCGATTGTGCGGTCGCTTTCTTCTTCCTGAGGCGTAACAGGCTCTCCAAACAACTGGTTTTGTTCTGCCGGTTCCCCAAAGAGTTCTTCAGCCATCTAAGCCTCCAGCTTACTGAGCAGGCTTACGACGCTGCTGCCCGTTTTGTATAAAGGTAGCACCGGGAGCTAAAGAATCATACTCTTCTTGTGTGCTTATTGTCGGAATGGTGGAAGTAACTGCGTCCATAGAAATCTGCGAAGAACCCGGGGCAGCGGCTTTAGCAGCAGTCTTAGCAGCTTTCGCCGCTTGGGTAACATCGCCGGTCTCCTCCAAGATCTGGTTGTACGTTGCCGTATACGTTGCGTTGTACAGGCGATCCTGTGGAGAGAAGGTTGCGCCGCCAGCGTTTCGGATTTGAGCAATGCGCTCTGCACTTGCCAGACGTTTCGCAAGATCTGTTTCGTCAGCCGCCATTTCCATAGCCGCCAAACGAAGCTCGCGTTCTTGGGCTTCTTCCGCCGCTTCAGCTTTCTGAATGCCCTGCATACCGGTCAGTGCACCTTGGGCGATGTTTGTCAGAGCGTCAGGGCTTTGTCCTGCGGCGATCGCAAGACCAATCATGGCTAAATTAGCCATGGCCTTCTGGCGAGTGTCTTCGTCAGCGTCCTCACCCATCACGCCTTGAAGACGCTCCATAGCCTGAGCGTACGACGTGTCAAAATCAGCGGTCATCTCAGGGGCAGGGGTGTCAACAGCTTGCTCGATAGCTTCCTCGACCTTTTCAGGTGTTACGACCTCTGCCTCTTCCGAGGCTGGAGCGGTTTCCACATCCACCTCTGCGTCAGGCACAGGAGCGCGGTCCACGGTTCCACCTTCTTCCGCCGCTGGCGCTGGTGCCGGAGCGTCCGCAAGGCGACCAAAGCCTCGGGCAGCCTTTTGATCGTCCCGCAAATCAGCCTCTTCCGGAGCGTTAAAGCGACTTGCCGCTTGGTCATAGGCTTCTTGGTTGCGCGCTGTAAAATCAAGGATCGCCTCACCAGCGCCTTGATCGGCCAGCGCCACGCCGCGCCCAGCGAGATCAATTAGTTTGTTACCGGCGGTTCCCGTCAATGCGTACGCGTCAGAAACCATATCAAGGGTGGGTCGCGCAAGATCGTAGGCTGCGCCGGGAGCCGCCTCAAGAACATCGCTTGTGCCCTGCATCAAAGACTCAACGCCTTGAGCTGCTCCAAGACGGGTCCTTGCTGTTTCTACCGCTCCGGGAGAAGATGCGGGATCGTCGATGATAGCTTGCAGTTCGTCGATTGTTTGCCCACCAAAGCCTGTAATGTTGACTTCTTCTCCAGGGCGGAAACCTGGACGTCTGGAAAGAGCTTCTTCGACACTCATCCGCTGGAACCTCAAGTCGTCAGGCGTGTCTGTTTGCGGCATGTTTGGCGGAGTGCGCAGCACTGAGATGTCGGCTGGGGCAGGACTGATTGGTGCCGGTGCGGTTGGTGCCGGTCCAACAGAAGGCGCGGCAGGCATGCGGTCCGACACACCAATCCCAACGCCGCGGTCACGCATGTCCGTGGCAAAGCTTGGGTTTACCCGCATCGCAAGGGCCTCTTCCGAGATCGCCGGATCGCGTTCAGGGAACGCGTTCAGTCGGCGCTGTACGGCGAGTGTTTCTTCTGGGCTGGCCGCGGCTTGGGTCCGGGCATCGAGGACCACGCCGTTAGGCAGCATGACAAAGGTGCGGTTACCAATGCGCGTGGCACGGCCATCACGGATGGGATCCATTTCCATTTGTTCCAAGCCAGTCACACGACCGCCCTGCTGATACTTAGCCACTGTCTGCGACAGCTCAGGAGACGACGCAACAATGCCGCCCATGCCGCGGAGCGTGTTCCGTGCATCACGGGACTGAAAGAGTTTGCGAGACATCGGATTCATGGTCGTTCCTTTATTATGACGTCATGCCCTGAAAGCCTTGGTAAATCGCAGGTATTGCTAGTGCGCCACCAATGACCTGAGACCCAATGCTTGGACCAGGCTGCGACATTGTAGAAGCCTGTCCAGAAGGTGCGCCAGTAACAATATCAGAATAGTATGCCAGCTGCTGGTACGGCTGCATAGCTTGAGCGTACTGGTTTTGGTACGCTGTGTCGTAACCCGCTTGGATCTGGCGCTGCTGCTGCCCGCCGATGCCGAGCATCGTGTTGATGTCCTGCAGACCCATCTGCTGCTGCGCTTGCCCTTGGCCCAAGAACTGCTGACCAAGTCCAGCAATGCCTTGGCTTAGGCCAGCTGCTTGCTGCTGCGCGCCCAAGCCCGCTTGGATACCAGCCAAGCCCAAGTTTGCACCCTGCAGACCAAGGTCTCCAGCCGCCTGCGCACCCTGCATTTGCATTTGTGCGCCAGACATACCCATTTGACCCGCGGACTGTGCACCCTGCATGCCGATCTGTGCTTGCGATTGCGCCAGTTCCGCTTGACGAGAGGCCGCTGCTTGGCGTTGTTGTTCGGCAGACATGCCGATCTGAGCGCCTTGTGCAGCGAAGTTGCCCGCCAGCTCTTGAGCTGACAGACCCGTCTGGGCAGCAAGCTGTTCGACGTTCATTCCGGTTTGTGCCAAGGCCTGTGCGTTTGCCGCTTGGAACTGCGCTTGGTTCATACCAAGGTCCGCGGCGCGAGAAGCAGCATCCGCAGCCATCTGTTCCGTAGACAGGTTAAGTTGTCCAGCCTGCGCTGCAAAGTTGCCCGCCAGTTCTTGAGCTGACAGACCCGTCTGGGCAGCAAGCTGCTCGATGTTAAGGCCTGTTTGAGCCACGGCTTGAGCGTTGGCAGATGCGAGCTGCTCGCCTGAAAGGCCAAGTTGTGCGCCCTGAAGCGCGCTGGACTGTGCCAGTTCCTCTGCCGATAGACCCAACTGACCTGCGGCTTGAGCCGCGGAAGCCGCTGACCCAGCACCCATTTGGCCGAGTTGCCCTGTGAGCTGTGAAGCCTGCTGCTGACGCGCCAGTGCTTGTTCGAAGGCCTGCTGCGATCTTTCTGCGGCACTCTCAAATCCAGCGGCACGCATCTGGGCAGCCGTACGTCCCTGCTGCTCCAAAATGTTACGCTGCAGCTCTGACTCCGCAACCGCCTGGCGAGACCCGCCAAAGGCTCCCGCTTGCACAGCCTCAGCTTCAAGCTGACGCTCTTGCAGCTCGCCCTGTCTGGCGATGTCGGCAAGAGCCTGTTGCACAGCTGCGTCTTCGTACTGGCTCATAAAGCCCCGTGCCGAAGATGGATCGTACATTGCTGACGACCCCGCCAGACCGGCGATACCCTGTTCTGCAGCAGTTTGCCCAAAACGAGAAGCGGCTTGAAGTGCGCTCTGGGCTTCCGCGGTGGATAAACGGGCGCGATCCGCTGCAATATCTGCACCAGCCTGCCCGATAGAAGCAATGCCTCTAGCGCCTCCAGTGGCTTGCGCCATCTGTTCCGCCAAAGGAGCCTGCAAAGCGCGTGCGTTCTGAGCGGCGCTTTCCGCTACAATTCTTGCGCCTTCCCCGGCCCCGTAAAGAGCGTCGGCTGTTTCAGCGGCAGACGCCCGTGCACGTTCGGCTGCCTCTGCAAGGTCCGCGCGACCTGTGGCTGCGGCCTCGGCAGCCAATGCGTTTGCTTCGGCAAGCTGCGCCTCAAGGCGTGCTTCGACACGCTCGCCTCCGGCCCGCGCTGCGTCGGCTACGCCCAGTGCACCTTGCGCTGCGGCATCCAACCGCCCCTGTGCCCCTTGAGCAATCTGACCCAAGCGAGCGGAGGAAGCCATGAGCTCGTCCGCAGCGAGGCGGGTAGCAGGGTCCGAGGACCGCGCTGCTTGGAGAATGCGTTGTTCTGCTTCTTGGGCGGACCTCGCACCTTGGGCTGCAAAGCTTTGCAGATCTTGCGCTGCTTGGCTCAACGCCGCTTGGCCACCGGCTATTTGTCCGGGGACCTGACCGGCCAGATCGCGTGTCGCGTCTAACGCGCGCCCTGTGCCAAAGATACCTTGGCTTGTAGCCGTTCTAGCTTGATCCAAATAGGGCTGATAGCCGCCGATGCCTTCGCGCGCCATCTGAAAGGCTTGCAGTTGCGTCGGCGTAAACCCTGCCAACTGCTGCTCAGGAAGGTCCGTAGGCTGAGTGATCAACCCGCGCGCCAAGTCGAGAACACCGGGAACTTCGTCGTCCGGGCCAGGTGTACCGATCTCTCGACCACCGATCATTCCTGTTTCGCTAAACCCTGCAGGATTTCTTTCCTGCTCTGCTGCCCGTCTAGCAGCAGCGCGATCCTCCATATCCGCCAGTACATTACCCATGTCAGAAAATGGAATACGGCGCTGCGGGCCTTCAATTTGAGTTTGGATCTCTTGAGCCGAACTCCGCACAGTTTGGAACTCAGGGTTTTGCTGTAAGCTTGCGTTGAGTTCTTGAAGCTGAGTAAACTCAGGCTGCGATTCAACGTAATCTTGGAGCTGCTGTGCAACAGCGGGAGAGTTTAATGCCTCTGGCCCACCTAAGTTAGTTATGTAATTCTGCTGTTTTTCCTGCAACGCACGCTCGGCAGCCGTTTGCTGCTCCGTGAACCCCGGAATAAAGTTGTCAGGGTTTGAGAGTTGTTGTTGCAGGCTGTCCAGCTGGCTTTGCTGAGACATCTGTTCAGCCAACGACGGGCCGGTCTCAGGCTGCGCGGTAACTACGCCTCGACCAGCAACTGCGTTGCCAAGTACTTCTCCCATACCAGCAGGTGCCGTTTGAGTTGGCGCAGCTTGCGCAGCGGCGATCTGGTTCTGAAGGCTTTCGATTTGAGCTCTGACAAGACCTGGGTTCTGTGCCCTGTCCGGCCCATCCTGCTGCATCAGCTGATCGTACTGGCTCCGCAGCGCCGCCAACTGCGACTGCATCTCGCCAACCGGAGCCTGTTCAACAGGCTGTTGCGCAGGCGCGCCGCCGCCACCACCACACATTACACACGACCCCCGCGCTCAAACCGCTGCATCATTTCATACATCCGAGCAGCGCCCGCCTCACGGTCGCCGTTACCCGCGCCCTTTACAGCACGCTCTGTCATAACAAACTCACCGTCCGAAAGGGCTGCTTCCTGAACAGGTACGCCGTCTTGGTAAATCTTTGCAGGAATGTCGTCGCTCCGACCGGTCCCCGGACCTTCCACATAGCCGCCCATCGCAAAGCCCATCATCTGGTTTGCCATAGGGTTAGCCATCGTTTGCCCGTACTGTAGCTCTGGGCGACGAACCGCCATGGCCAACGTGGCCGCGGTCATCGGATCCGAAAGGTTTGGCATCTGGCCACCCATCATGGGCATCTGACCTTGGTTCAAGGACGCAAGACCTTGCTGCGGGGCAACCACGCCGCCGTAGGCATAATTTGAGCCCGTGTCCGAGTCGAACCCACCACGAGGGTTTGCGATAGTGCCACCGTAAAGATGCCGACGAAGCGCCGGGTCAAGCTCTGTCTTCTGGGTGACTTCCTGTGTTTTTCCGCCGCCACACATTACACAAACCCTACCATGCCTTGGCTGCGAAGATAGTCACTCACAGCTGATTGTTGATTTGGTCCAAGACCCGCGGTCATTGCACCACTACTCATTTGTTGGCCCATACCCGGAAGCGTGCCAAGGCCCATCGAGGCAGGCATCGTCGAAGGGATAGGCGCAGATGCGGGAGCCGTGCTGCTCGGACCTGGCATCTGTGCCAACATCGGATTGTCCTGCATCCGTGAGGCCGGACGCTGCTGGATCTGAGGAGCGGCAGGCATAGGCGCAGCGGCGGGCTGTCCGCCCATCAAGCTCGATACCTGACCCGCTGTTTTCATCATCTGCCCTGGCGTCATCGCCGGAGCCGCGGCAGCAGGTGCAGCGGCTGCGCTTGCAGCAGTGTTAACGCCTGTCATCGCTGTAGCGGGGGCGGCAGCAGCCGGGGCCGCGGCAGTGGCCGCGTTAGCAGCACCTGCACCAGCCGTCCCAGCGCCAGCACCAAGAGCGCCAGCCGCACCAAAACCAACAGCATTAAGGGCCGCATCTCCAAGATCGCCGCCCGCCAAAAGTGTTCCGATTCCCGCACCAAGAGCCTTGGGTGCCGCCGCGGCCACAAGGCCTCCAGCTGCTCCACCAAGACCAAGGGCTCCAGCAATGCCGGTGCCAACTGTGGCCGGAAGGAGGGAACCAGCTAGGCTGCCGAGTAAGGGTGCTAACAAAGGGACCATCAAGCTTCTCCGCGCACCGCTTCCGGTGCTGTAACTATGATTGTTGTACTGCGCCGCTCGGCCCCTGTCCATGGCTGTCCGCAATCGGGACAGTTTCCATTCGGGTAGCTCAGAATCTCTTCAGGCGTATCAACCGCGTTACCGCAGTCCTTGCAGTGCACTGTATCAGAACTTGTGGACGGTTTCCACCCAATGATCTCAGACATCTAACATTCCTTATGGTGTTGCCACAGTGACAGACCCAACAGCGCCCGTGGCACTCGATCCTTGCACATGTGGTGTGTTAAGTTCGGACACCTTCAAGTATCCGCCGTGATTAAATACGGTCCCAGGTTCGAGGCCCACGTCGTTAGTTTGCAGGTTCGTAAACACCGTAAATGTGTTCCGCCCCTCCCCGGGGTTCCGCTCGTTCTGCATGTATACGGACAAAGCCCGTACAATCTCCGCAAGGTACGATTGATCGTACGCTGCCGGAGGGACAGGCAAGAACGGAAGGGGTAGGTTGCGAGACATTAGCGCCTCCCGTCAGGGCGTATGTCGATCCTTGGTGAGCCCAAGCGCCAAGTCGTACCCAACAGCTCAGACGACAGCTTAAACGACAACTGCCGACCGCGGAGGCGGAAGTCCACCTGCTGCTTGTTGTTGTCGAAATAACTTACCGTCGAAGACTTGAGGTAGTTGCCGCCTGACACGTTGCGAACATTAAGTGTAACGTCGACGTAAGGGCTGTCGTTCGAGGAGTTCTCAAACGACACGTCAGGCAGTACGCGGCGAATCAAACTAAACTGCTCGCCGTCTCCAATGTCCAAGGGCGACGATTGGATAAACGACTCGATAGGCGTTGCAGGCGTCGTGCTGCCGTCATCCGATCCCACCTCGTGAGAGTACAGGTAACCGTCCAGACCAGCGCCGATCGGCGTGTCGTACACACCACGGTCAATCCAGCCCGCCCGCATAAGGTTGCCGTAGTACCAGAGGTTTTCAGCGTAGTTATAGATCACGTACCGGTCATTCACTACACTCGTCGAGGACGGATAGAACCACCACACCTCAGAGTGCGCCGAGTTCAACCCAGCTACGACCTTGGCCCTTTGGCTGACGTTAAAGTCGTCAAAGACATAGCCTCGTACAGAGCACGGAATGCGCTGAACAGCCCCGTTATAGACGTAGAACTCCTCGCGGCCCATCCAGAACACTTGGTCGTCCGTGGCCACAGCGGCCTCCTGACCAGCGAGCGTGATGTTCTCAGAGATCAAGTTGATCCCAAACGTAAACGGTGGCCCTAAGTACTGCATTGCATACAGCGACACGTCCGTAAAAACCAAGACCTGCTGGCGAGTTTCTACCGCAGCAACGATCTCGGATCCCGAATCAATGCGCAGATCGCCCGCCGTGTTGGTAGCCGTCGGAGTCCAGTTCGCAATGTTTTCTTGGTCCGAGAACCGAATGAGCATCGGGTCTTGCACACCGGGATCTGTGATAGGGTCGCAACCAAAGGCAATAACGTGCCGGTCACGGTCCGAAACCAGGATCTGCTTTGCTACAGTGGGGGTGTCAGACGCTCCGCTAAGGGTGGACAACGGAACGGCGCGCTGGAAGTTACCGATCGTCGATGCGCTACGGTCCCAGTAGTACACGTCGCCGTCTCTGGGGTTAATAATCAGGTCTTCGCCAAAGTTGTCATGTGACCAATGGCGCAGCGTAGCAGTGATCGTGGTCACTGATGCAGCGGAGCCCCATGCATTTCGGCCCCATGTACCAGCGCCCCATCCAGCGCCCGCAACAACAACATCAGGTGCTGTGTTGAGCTGGTAGGCACCAACGACAGAGCTTCCGCCGTCGCCTGTATCAGAGCTATCGGCCGTCACATAGGTGGGGTCCAGCTGACCGTCAACAGTGATGTTACCGATCGCGGTCCCCGCTTCTCGGGCCTCGATCACATAGCTGTTCTCGTTGATTAGGCCGACGATCTGATACTCTTGGTTTAGAACATCCGCAGTAATGTTGCCGCCCAAGCTGACAGCGTCAGTAAATGCCACGAAGTCATTGACTGCCGCACCGTGCAGCGTGTCACTGACTGTGATCTCATAGGAACCGTCAGTGGCTGAGAAAGTAACGTCACCAGCTGCAGTGGTTTCACGAAGAGGAGTGATGTCGTAGAGACCTTGCCCCTCTTCGATATAGTATTTCTGCCCAGTGCCGATACCCAGAAGACGCTCACCAATCAACGTGCGCCAAGGATGCATAGCACTGGCGTCACCTAAATAGGATCGTTGACTATACTTCACCCAGCCCCCGATTTTCTCCGGGAAGCCTTTAGTAAAGCGTACCTTGTCACCGTCGTGCCAACCACCCTCGTTGGTGTAGTTGGTCACCTCACGGTTGATACCCGGGCGAAACTGGAACTTGGTCAGCGGCATATTGCGCTCCCTTATGGCTTAATTGGCCAATCAGCCTCTTCAAGATACGGGAAGTTTGCATGATCCGTGATGTCACGCAAAGCCTGACGGTAGGTTGTCATGTCCGCGCTCATAGAAACGTCTGACAAGGCCATCCAGTCTGTGTCAGACAGCTTTGCGTCACGTTGCTTGCGAACCTCTTTGGCTTTGGCGTTTGCAGCGTCTGCGATCTGATCGTCTGTCAACGCCACGACAGTCTTGGTCAGGACCCAAGCGCCATCATTCAGCACAGGCATATCGCTATGCTGCAACCGATGGGTCATCGGGTCGTATTCTGGTGCAGCCTCATAGCCGACAGGATACATCCCGAAAGCAGCCATCGTGGTTTCTGGTATCTGCTTTGGGAAGCTGGTCTTTGGGTTGTCACGCCGCAAGTCGCCAACCGTGTATGGATACTGGTCAACTTGACCGTTTGTGATTTTGACGAACATTGTAAATCTCCTGTCTGTTCGTTATTCTTGAGGGCCAAGGGTGTAGGAATAGATAGCGTCTGTAGTGCTGCCAGTAACAAACATTTGAGTTCCGTCTTCACGGAAAAACACACCCTCTGGATTTGGAAGCTGCGAAGATAGGTTGAAGGTCTGAGAGTGAGATGCGCTGGAAACATCCCAAGCAGTGCTTAGGTTGTATTCGTTTATGTCATCAGAAGTGGCTGATGTAACAAACATCTTAGTCCCATCTGTTTTAAAGAACACATCAGTCGGGTTAAGCGCTTGTGCAGATACACTAAAATTCTGGACATAAGAAGCTGAAGTAATACTCCAAGCCGTACTGAGATTATATTCGTTAACATCGTCACCTGAAATACCCACTACATATAGCTTAGTGCCATCAGGGCTAATAAATAACCCCTCTGGATTTGTTTCCTGCCCAACAACAGAGAAAAGTCCACCATAAGTACCTGTCGAAATATCCCAAGCAGTACTCATATTGTACTGACGAATCTCGTCGCTAGAGTAGTTTATCACATAATACCTTGTCCCGTCCGACTTGAAGAAAACGCCCGTGGGGTCTGCCAGAGTTACAACCTCTTGCACTTTAGATAAAGTAGTTAAATCCCAAGGGGTGCCTAGATTATACTCTTCTAGGTCATCCCCAACTCTATCTGTGATGTAAAGTTTAGTACCATCGGGCTTAAAGAATAAACTTTCGAGAGATGAAATTATTCCTGGTGGCTCGACACCACCTAAACTATAACCCTCTACTCGGTCATCGTTATACCCAATGATGTAGAAAATTCTACCGTCAGGTCTAAGAAAAACCCCCTGAACTTCAGTCTCAATAGCTGCTACAGATAGAGTATTTATTTCAGTACCACTCGAAATGTCCCAAGCTACGCTTAAATCATACTGTACGATTTCATCGACACCTACTTCCGCTTGAACCATAAACAACCTCTTACCATCATCGGTAAAAGATATGTTCTTAGCTTGATTTCCAGTAGATGAAACATCTAACTCTTGCAAGTAGGAAGCAGTTGATATATCCCAAGCTGTGCCTACGCTATATTGAAGTATAGCATCCGTTGCACTAACAACATACATTTCAGTGCCGTCTGGCTTAAAAAACAATCCGTCGCAAAACGAAGAGTTTCCAGAGATGTCCAACTGGCGAGTATACGTGGCGGACGAAACATCCCAAGCTGTGCTTAAAGTAAACTGTGATATAAAGTTACTAAACCCTGAAACATACATCTCAGTGCCATCAGGTTTAATGAAAAGAGTTTGCCCTGCTCCTACCTTGGAGGCCACGCTGAAACCCTGACTATATGTTGCGGATGATGGCTGCCATGCGGTACTTAAATCATACTCATAAACAGTGCTTGTAGCCGTACCAATGATGTACATTTTAAAACCGTCAGGTTTAAAAAACACTTGTCTAGGGGAGGTTTCCTGACTAGCCACACTAAAAGCAAAAGAAGAGCCAAGAGAGACTGCCGAAGACAGCGCTCCCGTTAGACTCTCAGGCGGGTCATAATAAGCATAAGACAAGTCCCAAGCGCCTTCGGGGCCAGTAGGGGCCGCGCCCATCATCAACTTTTTAAAGTTGCTCATGCCCTATTACTCCATATCCTGTCCAGCCGTGAAGCCGTACCATGTCGTTCCCGCATCGTGCGTATAAAACACAAACTGATCCACAGCGTTTGCCGCGTCTGTAAGTGTGGGGGCTGTGCCACCGGGCCAATCCACTGCGCTTGGCCATGTAACCGTAAAGCCAGAGGCAGATGCGTCCTGCACGATCTTCAACGAAAAGCCATAGGCTGTACCGCTCGCAGGAGGGTTACTGAAAGTAAACGTAGTGTTACCAGACAGAGTCTGCGAAAACACGTTACCCGTTTCACAGTTTACAAAAGGAGTAGTGCCCGATAATACAATGAATGACTCATTGTAGCTTGTGGCTTTTATCTCCCCGGTAATACCCACATCACCTGTGTACGAAGAAAGGTCAACATCTCCAGCAATCGCACCCCAAGCACCTGAAGAGTAAACCTCAACAAGATCGGTGTCCTCGTTGTAGCGCATCATCCCATCCCCAGGAGTGCCGGGTCGTTGAGCCTCTGTTCCCGAAGGGATTAACAATGCGCTGGTTGATGAGGCCGTGGAAATAAAACTAGAGCCGTCACCTACCAGCCCGTGCGTGTCAGTTGGTGTGACGCCAACAAAGGCGGACAAGGCTGCCGAATAAGCCTGTACGTCTGCGCCAATTTCCAGCCCGAGATTGGTGCGTGCCGCAGCCGCTGTAGAGGCTCCTGTGCCACCATTGGTGACTGAAAGATCCTGCCCGCTCCAGTTGGCGTTGTTGACCAGAACCTGAAGGCTCGGGGTCAGATCCGAAACATTTGCTCCAGCCCCGCCGCCGTCAGCATAAATTATCGCTGTATAGCCATCCACCACAGTGACGTTTGTTCCGGACCCCTGTGTGAAAATAGCACTTTCACCAGAGTCGTTACGGACAAAGTAGATCTTCTGCTGGTCGTTAGGGTCAATGGTAATGGTGTTGGTCCCGCTGGGAGATCCGCCCAAAACCAAAAGCTTGTACTGCCCTTCTGACAGCGACCCGTCAGACGTGGTAAGTGTATGGGTGGTGCCGGACAAGGTAACCGAGCCGACGCCGTTCGTCAGACGGTCAACAATCTGAAAGTTTACGTTGGTAGTGTCGCCCCACGTACCCGACTGCTCACCTGTCGCGATAAGCTGAATACCTGAGTTTGCTGTATATGTACTCGCCATATTCGTTCCTTATGCCGCTATCTCGGTCCAGACAGTGCCGGGGACAGGTTTTATTTCGCCCCAAACTAACACACGTCTCACCTCTCCGCTACCCTCAATACCCGTCGGGAAAACCGTGGCGGCAGCGGTAGTTGACACGGAACCTACTCGGCTAGACGCTTGAACCCCAATCACCAGCACGTTAACGCCTTGACCCTCAACGACCGTAACAGAACCTACGGCGCCGGTGGACTCTAGCCCAGTGACAGGGACATCGGCACCCGCTTCTGCGATAGCCGTACCAACACTCGCGGTTGCGCTGACCCCAGAGACTGAGGTTACCGCATCTGCTGAAACTCCTGCAGTGCCGACTTGGCCGCCACCACTTGAGCCTGTAGCGATGACGGTGCTACCACCAATGACTGAGGTCTGTCCAACACTCCCCGTACTCGCAACCCCGAGTGGAAGCACAACGGCAGTGCCGGTAACGCTGGAGACGGACCCTACGGAAGCTGTGGCAACCACCCCGAGTGGAAATACTCTGTTTACGTTTCGCGCAGTTACAGCGCCGACTTGGCCTTGCCCAGACACACCTGTGACAGAGACAGCAACGTCGACGACGCCGCTATCTGCGAAGGTGGTTTGAGCATATGAGGCGAAGCCAAACATTATCTACTCCTTACGCCGCGGCGGCTGAAGACAACACACCATACCACGTTGTACCACCGTCACGCGACCAGAACACGTAAATGTTTGTCTCACCAGAAGCGGGTGCGTCCGGGGCGGAGCCACCTGCCCAGTCAACCGATGCGGGCCACGTTATAGTGTGGGTTCCACCTGCTGTGAGCTGAAGGATGAACCCGACAGAACGCCCCGAGGTGCAGGAGCCAAAGGTGAACGTAGTATTCCCCGAAGTTGTCAGGCTAAAGGCGCCTGCATTGTCCGCGTCCGGCGCAGGGGTTGTCCCCGACAAAGCGTCGTAGTCTTCTTGTAGGCTCTCAGCAAAAACAGTGCCCGAAAAGGATGGAGAGTCAGCAACATTAAGGGTAACTGAACCTGACGATCCACCTCCCGTTAAGTTCGTACCAGCCGTGACGCCCTCAATGTCGCCCGTTGCGCCTGTTGCTACTGCTGTAACTCGTCCGTAGGCATCTAGTGTAATAGTATCAATCTTAGTGCCGTTAGCAGTGGAGCCATACGTTCCTGAACCGGCACCTGCGGCAGTAAGAGAAATAGTAGGGGCCCAACCCTCCCCTGCTGAACCTGAAACGGTGATACCTGTCCCACCAGTGGCGCCAGCTACATAGTTCCCTGTCGTATCCGTACCAAGAGCAACAGAGTTAGCCGCAATCGTGGTAGTGATGCTGACGTTGCCAGAACCATCAAAGTTGGTGTTACCTGTCACGTCACCGGACAAGGCAATGTTGCGCGCCGTAGTCAGTGCCGCTGCAGAAGTCGCGGTAGAAGCGTTACCACTCAAAGCCGCAGTGATCGTACCAGCCGAGAAGTTTCCAGACGCGTCACGAAATACAATTGTGCTTCCAGTGTTGGCGTTTGTAGCGTTGGAAGTAACGGTGAACGCTCCGCCTTCTGAGCTGGCAGAACCTGAAATCCCGTTGCCACTTGTTGCGCCACTCGCAACATAGTTCCCCGTAGTATCTGTACCAAGAGCAACCGAGTTTGCGTTGATGGTGGCCGTAAGCGTGGCGTTGCCCAAGTTCGTGAGCGTAGCAGAGCCGCTCAAGTCTCCACCCAATGTAATCGTTGGGTCTGAGGTAGCTGTCGTCGTAATGCTGACGTTGCCCGAGCCGTCAAAGCTGGTTGAACCAGTGACAGCGCCAGTCAGCGCAATGTTTCTAGCCGTTTGTAATGCAGAAGCGGTAGATGCGTTACCGGTGACATCACCCGTGACATCACCTGTTAGGTCAGCTGTAACGGTGTTGAAAGTCACATCGGCACTTGTTCCGACGTCTTGACCGATCGCAATGTCGTTTGCGTTGACCGTCACACCCGTGCCGGCACCTGCAGCAAATGTCACGCCTGTAAGCGTAAGGCCGTCACCCGCAGAGTAAATCTGTGCCGAGGAGAACTGAACAAACGTGATGTCTGTCGTACCAAAGGTGATCGTACCTTCTGTGTTCATGACGTAGGTTTCACCCGCGCCTGCCACACCCTCTTGCACGAAGAAGGCGTCGCCTTGTCCGAGAGAGTCAGGGTCAGAAGGAGCATAGCTGTCAGCGTCAGTCGCCCGGGTCAGAACCCAGTTCGTGCTGCCTGAACCTACATTGGTGACGGTGTAGACACCGTTTTGTGAGGCGTCGGTCTGCTCGTACACAAGAACACGATCATCCACGACCATCGTAATGCCGTCGATAACCAGAGCTTCTTGCGTCCCAGCATTAGTAAGCGTAGCACCTACACCCGCCGTCCCGTTGTCGTAGGTGGCGTTGAGGTTGTTCTCTTTTTCAACGCGAACAGGAAGATGATAGTGGATGCCCGCAGCAGCAATAGAGTCCACGTACTGCTTAGTGGCAGCTTGAAGCGCGGCTGTCGGGTCTTGGTTCAAGACCACGTCGCCTGATGCGTCGAAGTACACAGCCTTATCAGCGGGCTGCGTTATGAATACATCCGCGCCATCACCCGAAAGGTTGATAGCAGAGCCTGAGTTCGAACTGTCTAGGACAGTTGTGCGTGCGAGTGTAGAAGAACCGGTTGCCCAGGTTCCAAGGCCTACCTCCCAAGCACCTGTGCTTGATTCCACAATCGCATAATACGTTGTGTCGCCGTCGGAGAGCGCGGCAGAAAAAGCTTGAAAGCCTGTTGCCGCGCCTGCAAGTGTTACGGTGCCCGTCCCAGTCGTCGTGGTGGACTCTTTGACTCGATCTTTGACAACAAGGGCCATACCGCGCTCTCCTTAAGGTAGCTTAAGCTATTCTGATGATGGCGTTTGACGCGTCCGCGGTAGGGAAGACAATCTGGAAGTCGCCCGATGTAGAGGTTTTGTCAGCGCCAAAGTCCAAGACCACCACAGAATTTGTCGTGCCGGTGCCAGTGCCTTCGGTCGTGTTATAGATCAACGCGCCACGAGCCGTGATTGTCGCTGATGTAAACGTCAGGTCAGCAAAGTCCGTGAACGCTGTCGTACCCGAGCTTGTCGGGTCAATACGTGTCAACTCGCCGCCGCCGGCTGCGTACGAACCGGAGTCACCAACCTCGTTGGTTGCGGTGTAGTCCGTAGTTGCTGCGGTAAACGAAGCGTTGTTGTCGTACAGGGCGAGCTTAAACGTGTCGCCGCCGCTGAGTGAGAAGTTATGTCCGCCCTCAAGAAGCTCTTTCTTGAATGACGTACACATAAAGTTTCCGGTAAAGCTCATTGGCTTGATCCTTTCAGGTATTTGATAGCTGACTCTAACACACTTAGGTCGTCTTTGAGTAGACCTAGAGCGCGGTTACAGTTATTGCAAAGTAGACCTCGAACCGCGCCTGTTGTGTGGCAGTGATCTACAGCGAACGTCTTGGACCCCTTAGCAGAGGCCCCATCGTCTGTACCGCAGATAGCACATGTGAACCCCTGCTTTTCTAGCATAAGGTTATACTCGTCCACAGAAACCCCATACTTAACCCTAAGTTGGTAGGGCCTTACAATGCGCTGATACGTGTCATTGTTGTAGTTTTGCGTTTGTCGATGCACTCGACACGGCTTACAGTAAGACATGGGGTGTCCTTTTCTCGGTCCCGATTTCCGGACCGTAAATTCGGACAACGGCTTTGTGGTATAGCAGCGAGCGCAATGCTTCTCACCCACTGCGTTCCACTTTTGTGCCGCGTCAAACGCCATGTCAAAGTCTCCTTATAAGATCGGCCAGTTCGGGGTGCCCCGCATCATTGAGGGCATTATACACGGTTGTGCGATCGCTGCGAACAGATTGTTTTAGGTAATCTTCGACGACCTTTGCGACCTGCTTTTGAAAAGCATGCGCCTGCGCTCTAAGCGTGGGGTGAGCCGAGTCAGAGACCGAGACGATCCGTTCTGCGGCTTGTTCTGCAAGCTCCTCGGGAGTAAACCCGCGGCTACTTGTGGTGCGCACCCCGACAAGAGGTATATCTTTGGGTACGCTCAAAAAACCAGAGGTCACTGCTTTGGCCTCACTATCTTACCGCGACGGTACTCGTCCGTCACTTCTTTTGCTTCGCCAAGCAGCTTCAGTCCAGCGATGGACTCTTGAAGGCGCGATGAATACATCTGCATGACATCCTGCTCACCTTTAAGGAAGATGTTTGCTTCAAGCAAGGCACCATACAGCAGAGCCATTTCTCCGTTAATACTGAGCCAGGTGGTTCCATCGTCACCCAGTGTGGTGATGCTGTCCGGACGATAGAAGTAGTGAAGCTCAGCCGTGTAGTCAGCATCGGGTGTCGGCGCCAACACGAGATGATCTACGTCGAACTGAGAGAAGTACACTGGCGCGCCTGTTGTGGTCGGGTCAGGGTTGTACTCCTGCACAAAGCTGGCATCCTTAAATAGCAAGAAAAACTTGTCACCATCGCTGCCCGTAAGAGACAGAGAGAACGGTGCCAAAAAGTCCGTAGGAAGTGTGACATACTGAGCGTCAGAAAACACACTCGCTGTCGCGTTCTTTGTGAACAAGCTCAGCTGCACCTGTTTGAGGATGCGCTCTTCCGCCATGCGGATAAACAAAGGGATATTGTTGACGAAAGTCGTTTCGTCATATTCCGTATAGTCTTGGATGGCCTGCTTGAGTTGACCGTATGTAAAGCTCATGTTGTCACCACCGTAACTTGTCCTGTCTTACCTAACATACGAACGCGTTCAAGGCTAGGAGCTTCGACCGTTGGCACATCCACGTAGACTTGAAGCGCCTCGGGCTGATCAGGGCGGGGATTGCGTAGCGCCTGCGGATCCGGGCCTACCTTTGGAGGATAAAGCTGCGGGTGCTTCGCCTCATACTCGTCAGCCCCGACAAGCGCACCCGTCCACTCCTTGCGCATATCGCGCAGGCGGTAACGAAAGCCGGATCTGTCAGAGATCCCATATGCGTTTTTGTCGGAAGCAAAAGCCATAGCTCAGACCCTCATGGAGCGAACACTTGGAACAAGCTTCAACCCTACACGAGTCTCGTCCTCGTTCGCAGCGCGCTGGAACTCTTCCTCGTAGATCGACTTCATCATCTGCACGCGTTCTGGAGCCCGCTTAACAGAGAGGTAGTAGGCCAAGCCCGCAACCATGCAGGGGTAAAACCGAAACGGGATCCCCGTGGTGTTGGTCAGGCTACCTACGTCCTCGATGCGCTGCACGTAGTAGTACACCAGCTGGTCAGTGCTGTTCTCTGGTGTCTGCCAGAGATTGATCACAGGTGCGATCTGGCGATCGTAATAGAACTGAGACGGGCGGCCCTGGTCTGTTTTGTTCGGGAAGTCCAGGTAATCGCTACGGCTGATCCGAGCCATTTCATAGTCCGTGCCATCGCGGCGCAAGACCATGTCCAAGATGTCGACGACATCTTCTGCAAGGGTGTACTGCGCCGTGCCTTGCGTCACAGTGGTTGTGCCAGTCGACACTGTCCACATGTTCAGGCCTCGATTGGCCCACTCTGCAAACATGATGTTCATGGACCGACGAGCCGTTTTGGCGTCGTAGCCCGTACGCATCTCAAGACCGATACGCTCATAGGCCTCTTCAATCGCTTCCGCGACGTCGAGGTT